CTGATACCAACCAGCCATTAATAATCCTCGTCCTCAGATTCAGCATCCAAATAGTATTGAATTGCTTTATCAAGGTCATCATCTGCACCTAAGGCATCTTGGAAATCTTCATCACCAACGCCATAGTCTGCCATTAAATCTACAAATTTTTCAGCAATTACCTTAACAGGTTGTTTCCTGTCGAGGTATTCTTTAAAAAATTGCCAAATTTCAACTAACTGACTTCCTTCCATGTCTTATTCCTCTTCTGTGCTAATGTTTGTTTCTTTAATTTCTTCTATAGAATTAGAACCATCTGAAAACTCTTTCATAATGTTGTCTAATGGTTCTCCACCACTTTCCCATACCTTACGATATTCCTTGCTTTCTACTCCTTTAGAATCAATATATTTTAGTCTGTTTCCGTCTTTAACAAGCAAGCCTTTTTTCTCAAAAAGATCAACAAGTCCTGAGTAAGGATTCATTCCAGTTTCATATGGAATCTTAACTTGTACAGCCTCAAACGGTTTTGCGTAACGTGTTTTCATTACTTTACAACCTGCTCTAATACCACGTACTTCTGATATCTTGTTACCGTCTTCATCTTCTTTTAGTTTCAATTTTTTCATTGCTACTACAATAGATGATGCATAGATAAAGCCTTGTCCACCTGATATCTTATCATCTGGATCAAACATATCTTGTGATGCATATGTGTGATTAGTACAAACTAATCCTACGTTACAACTACCAATCATGTTAACAGTATTTCTAACCAACGATGTAAGTGCTTTAGGTTTACGACCCATATCACCTTTCATGTCACCCTTGTTAAACTGATCAACATCAGTAGGCGTCAATAGCATACCAAGTGAGTCAATCACAAACAAAATCTTAGGACGTTCTTCGTCTGGCATTGTTTTGTAGTCAATCATGAACGTGCTAATAGTTTTAGCAACATCATCAATCATTGACATGTTTAGTTTAAGAAGTTTATCTTCTGCTGTGTCAACTTGTAGAGCTTTAAGCCAACTCTCGTCAAGTGCGTTCTCTGAGTCAATTAATACCACAAAGATGCCTTGGTCTTGTGCCGCTTTTACAATGTTACCTGCACAGATGTAACTTTTACCTGCACCAGATTCTCCTGCAAACACAGTAACCTTACCTAGCGGAACACCTTTGTTGAAGTCACCACTAATAAGATAATTTAAGGCATAGTTACCTGTACTAATCCAATCAGTAGGATCGTTAAATCCACTACTCATGCCTGTGATTGATTTAGTTAAGTTTTTACGAAACTTAGAAACGTCAAATGCTTTCACCATAATTTTTTACCTTCAAGTTGTGTGGGGAGTTGCCTCCCCAACAATATACTTTATTATTTTTGTTGTCTTGCTCTTATCATTGCTAAGATGTCCTCTGCTTTTCCGCTTGATTCAGCAGTTGGCTTTGGTGCTTCTTGCGGTGTTTCAACAACCGGTTCTGCTTTCACTTCAGCCGCTGGTGCTGGAGTTTCTGCTTTCGGAGTTATTGGATCACCTGTTCTTGATGACAAGCCTGCGGGTCTAAAGTATTGACCAAATTTATCTTGATCATATGCTTCACCGTCAACAGATGCTTCAAACATCTCCTTCATAACCTTAACTTCAACTTCGCTAGGTTTTTTTGGAAGGAAATCATTAAGATTGAAAAGTGTATTATTCTCAATCGCTTTGTTTTCATCTTCTGCTAAAGGTCTTGATTTTCTAGACCATGATGATGTTGAATAATCAGCATATCCACCTTTGGATGTTTTGATAATTCTAAAATCAACACCACTTGTTGAATCAGTTGGAAGATCTTCCATATCTGGATCCATTAATGCTCCTTTAATTATTTGGAATATTTGTGGACCAATTATGAATCTTCTAATTGGATTCGTTGGAGTTGATTCTTCTCCGATTGGATCGTCTTTTACAAAACCTTGGAAAATATAACTTCTTTTCTTCCAATATTTTCTTCCTAAATCTTCTAATTTAGGATCTTTGAACCATCCTCTTACTTCGGATAAGATTGAACAAGACTCGCCGTACATTTCCATACATGGAACTTGTACTTGCACTGGTCTTGAATCTGTTTCACCTTTGATTCCTGCGAAAGGTAATTTGATCATTAACCTTTCTTTCCAGAAAAAAGTGTTTTCTTTATTGCCATCTGGCAAGAAACGAACAGTTGCCTGCTCTCCTTCTTTTAGATTCCAAAATGGGTAAATGGCGTTGTCTCCGCCTGTTCTTGTGTTAGAGCTACCTGATTTAACTTCTTGTTCTTTCAGTTTTGCTCTTATCTCTTGTAGTGTTGCCATAATCTTAAGCCTCCTTTATTATGCCTGTTTTTTATTATGTTATGTGCCTTTAAAATATTAGTATATACAAATAACATTAAGTCAAATAATATACTAATATTACTATTTAGTCAACCGATAATGGTAAAGTTTTTTATTGAATGCCTGCTAGTTTTTTGATTTTGGCAATTTCGGGATCTTTATTTGCCATTAAGTTTTGGATTGTTTCCTGTGCAGTTGCCACAGCATTGTCGCCGAATTTCTTTTCTACTGACGTTAATACTGCTGTTTCACCTTTAGGAAATTGGTTTGATGTGTAGTCGAAGAAACTTTTCACAAAGTCTTCCACAGTGTTTTCTTTGTTGCTTAACTCTTTATCGTCTTGATTTTCCATGCCAAATTTTGATTTCATACGTCCTGCTTCATACTCATAATCTTCTTGAGCGGCTTTCAGTGCTTCTTCGTGTTCCTCACCGCCTGGTTGAATCATTTGATTTGCGTACTCATCGTCAACTTTATGATTACCATCATATTCATAACTACCTTCCAGCGATTTTGGATCAACCACACCGTTGATTGCTTTGTAGTGTATTGTGCCGTGAGCTACTTCTCCGTCATCACCTGATAGTTCATAGTCCATTGAACCTTCGTAATCTGTTTCCGGATTCTCATTCACGCCACCCATTTCTGCTGATTCTGACACGTAGTCAATACGAACCCAGTCAATAAGTTCTTCTGTGCCTTCTAATTCTTCTAATTCCTTCTCGTCCAGTTCCGTACCATCGGCATAGTTCGCTGATTGCAGTTCAAAGATCAAATCGCTGTAATCTTCCATCTTGTACACTATGCTATCTTGGTCTATCTCCTTGCCACGTAGATACAAGTAATCGCTGTCTCTTTGCATATCTTTTGCTTGTTCAGAATCTAAAGGATCACGCATTATAGGTTTGCCGTCATCTTCCTTCTGCATTCCAATTTCTTGTTTTCTCTTTTGGATTTCTGCATCACCTTTTTTTAATTTGTCAAAATTTTTGCTTAAAAAATCTATTGCATCTTTGGCATTGTTAAACGTTGTTACACTTTTGCCGTCTTTGTCTAATATATCATGCACAATCTTTCCATCTTTGCCCTTGTACATAGACACATAAGGTTTAATATCTTCAAATGTAATTGCTTCTACTTCTTGTTTCATATCGCCTGTTTCAATTTTCGAAACTAATGTAGGGTCTTTTTGTGAAATGTAATCCATGATTATTGGACGCATACAAGCATCTGAATCTTCATTTGCCGCTTTTTCAATTTCAGAATTTAATTCTTCATCATCTATAATGCCTTGCAAACTTTCAATTCCATTTGTACCGTTCACTCCTGCTGGAAAATGTTTTGCCATCAGTGTGTTTAATTTTTCTACTGCTTCTGCTTGTTCATCTGCATCTTGTGAAAACAATCCGTTGTCTTCTCTTACAATATCGTCCATTGCTGATTCAAACTCGTGGAAGTTATCCACAGTTTCAATCATACCGCCCAATACTTTTTCAACTTCTTCTGGAGAGGAATCTGTGTGTACAACTACACTTTGAAAGTTTGCTGGATCAGATTGTACATCTGCTGAAATACCTGCTTTGGATAATAAATTTTGAACATTGTCTATTTCCATGTCACTGATTGGATTTTCAGGATCAAAGTCACCAACTAGATCATACTTTAAAGTTCTTGGTTCAATGCCACCTTGGTATCCATGTGCTTCAAAAGATGTTGGTCCTAATTCTTCTATTGCTGTTCTTTCTGAAATCAGTTTGTAGATGTAAGGAAATACATCTTGTAATTCTTCGTTGAAAGATTTAATTGTTAATTCATCGATCCAAGATTTTTTAACATCTTCTGGAACTTCTGCTAATTCTGATTTGCTATAACTTTCAAAAGTTTCTTTATAGTTGTTTTGTTTTTGTAATTTTAAACAACTTGATTTAATTTCTTCAATTCTTTCATCCACAATAGATTGATATTGTTTTAAGCCTTCTGCCATAACATTTGATCTGTTCATGTATGTTTTGAATTTTCTTAATTGATTTAACTCTGCACTCATTTCTGAAATGTGTTTACCAAAGTCATCAAATGGATTTCCACCTTCTGATACGTGACGAGCCATTGCTCTAGCACCGTTCAAATGTTTGATTGGATATTTGAATCTTTCGCCTGCACTGCTTTCTATAAAAAGAGATTCTATTCTGTGAGTACGTCCACCTGCTACTGCTGGATTTACAGGTGCTGAATGTTTGATTACTAGTCTTGCTTCGCCAACTGTTTGAAAACTTGTTTTTGTTGTACCGTATAAATTTGATTCGCTCACTGTTTCTACCTCTTTCCCTTGTCCTAAAAAATCATAGTCTCTTTTTTCAAGATTGCTTTTTGTGATATCTCTTGTATCAAAACCAAGCACTCTTGCTTTGGCAAAACTTCTTAATTCTTTTAAAAAGTTATACCAACCGTGTTTTAATGGCTCATCTGACTGTTCAACAAAGTCTTTGCTGTGCATTACAACCAGCCCATCTTCCTCACTAATACTAATACTTACCTTTCCTAGGGTGTTTCCGCTCTCTTTGAAATCGAAGTCAAAGAACCTTGCTTCAGTGGGCTCAGTGGTTGCTTGTCCACCTGAATTGCCCAATGTAACCTGTGAGAATTGTCCTCTGATCTTGTTAAAAAGGTCTTTTGCTATAACATTTAAGTTCATACAGTATATTTATCTGTTAGTGGCTTACAAATATAGGCATTGGCATGACTCTGTCTGCTGTATCTTCGTCTGCTTGACTGAATGATGCATAGATTTTTGGATCCCAATCTTTTAACACACTGATTATACGCATAATCAACAAAGTAGCACTGACTAGATCATCTGTTTGTCCTGATTTTGCTTTGAATGACGAGCCCGAAGCAATGAAACTTTTTAATTCACTTATTAACGGTTTACTGTTTATTTTAAGTTTTTCTTTTTCAATCATATTTTTTAATCTAGAACAAGCAGTGATTTTTGATTTATGTGTTGTGTTAAAACCTTTTCTAAACTTTCTTATGTGACCTTTTCTAATAGGCTCTGAAACAAACAATCCAGGGATAGAATCTTCACCAAAATCGTTTATCACCAGCAGTGCTGATTCTCCTATTGAGTTGTTTTCCACACTCCAATAGATGTTTGATCCTGCAGAATTCGTTTCGTCTTTTATGTGATTGCAAATATCACGCATGATTCTTATTTGTTGCGGAATAGGAGTTGTGTTGTGTTTCCATTCTGCTACCTGTGTGTATGACGGTAATTCAAAAACTTCAATTGCGGCATTGTCGCCACCTGTTCCCATTGCTGGATCCAGTGCCACCACATAAGTTGCGTTAGCATCTAATTTTTTATACCAACGTGTTTGTCCCATATTGAGTGTGGGTTCTTTCCCTTCTAACGTTGTTAAAACTAGACTGTTTACTAGAGTTTCATCATAAACTAAAAACTCACAACCATATTCACGTCTGAATCTTTCTTCACCAATACGTCCTAACTCTTGTTTTTTCCATTCTTCATCTCTGTCTGGATGTTCGTCCCACGATGCGGTGTATCCATGAAATCCATTTATTCCTAATGTTTGTTCATTACCATGTTCATCAAATTTGTTTTGACTTTCACGCCATATTGTTGCAAACACATCTTCATCTGAATTGGGTGTGCTTGTAATAATTGCACGTCCTCCAGTTGCCAGTGTTGGAGAAATAGAAGTCCAAAACTCTTGTGCTATTCCTGGGTTAACAAATGCAAACTCATCACAGTACAGCAAAGATATTGACATACCTCTACCAGTGTTTCCTGTTGTGGTTGCTGAAACAATTCTTGATCCATTTTCAAATTCCATAGATCCTTTGTTGTAGTTTGTTACACCAGCTCTGATATAATCAGGACACAGTTCGTATCCATAACGGATACGTTGCATAATCTCTTGAGCACCTGTGTATTTGTGTGCGGCAATTAGTATTGTTTGATCTGGATGAAACATTGTATACCATAAAAGATAACAAGCGGCAGTTGTAGTTTTACCACTCTGTCTTGGTAGCATGTTGATATTAAATCTAAAATTATGATAACTTGATAACAACTTTGTTTGGTATTCAAAGGGTTCGAATACACATTTTCCTCTTACAGGGTGTTGTATAAAAAAGAATTTTTTTGCAAAATAATCGTATCCTGTTACAGGATCTGAACAATGCACTAAGTCTGCTATTTGTTCTTCTGTAAATTTTTCTCGTTGGTGTGCTTTTTTGGTAAGGACGCCATCTAAACTTTTATTACTCATATACAATACTTATGCTGAAAATTGATGGAGAATTGCTTTTTGACTATGCGTTTTTCTTAAAGTCTTGGTAGGCTTGTAGCAAAGTTTCTTTGATAGAAGAGTGAACTTCCTCTTCAGTTTTTTCAAATGCCATTGGATTATCTCCGTCTGCAACTTTAGGATATGTTTTTTTGATCTTGTTTATACCGCCTGATAAATCTTTTGTCATGTATTGAGTATCTTTATACTCTGGCTCAGGTGTTGTTGATGCTTTTCCAGGAACTTCTTCAACTGCTTTTACTTCTGCTTCTGGTTCTGCTTCTGG